CCCATGCAGGGATCTTAGGTTCACCGTCAGAGCCAACAAAAGCATCGGCCAGCATCTCAAGCTGTCCGGTTACGGTAGACTTTGTATCTACATAGTTTCCTTCGCCCAAATTCTGCGCCATGAGCTTACCGGAAACGGTTCGTGTATCAATTACTTGGCTAAACTTCTGTGCGGCGTAGTCATTTAGGGCTTCGCCTGTTTGGTTTGCTGTGCCATCAGCGTTAATACCTGTAGCAGAACCCTCCATGTCCAGCGTGTAGCCTTCTGCATCCACTAGATTAGCATCACGGACCTCACCTGTGGCAGCGTCCATAATAAACTGTGGGTTATCCATGCGATCAGATGCAGTAGCTGTGGTGAACGATGCAGGGTCTACTGCGGTGGGGCTGCTAACTGGTGCAATACCAGAGACCGTCTGAGGTAGATACTTCTCAAGCCCCTTGAGGGCGTAGTTAGGATTACTAGGATCTAGTAGTGTTCCTGCAGTAGCTGGGTCTAGGTTTGGAATAATGTCAGAAAGGTTAATACCCTTTGCATCCAGAAATGCTTTAGGGTCTGCAAGCATCGCTTGGATTTCTTCGTTGGACGCAACCACACCAGAATCCACAAGCATTTTAGCTATACCCTCAGAGGACAAAGCACCGGGGGCAGCCTCTTCGCCTGCCTGATCTGCATCTGCCGCAGTCTGCGCAGAAGAACCGCCCTGCTTTTTATCATTATCATCATCATGCTCAGTAGGGTTTGGGTCAATTATTGCTGTGCCACTGCCAAAAATGTCTTTAATGTCACCAACAGCGTCAGAAAACGTGTAGTCTTCTCCGTGTCCTGCAGACTTATCACCAACAGATTTATTTTTCTGGTTGGTATCCGTAGAGTTCATTGCCCCACCAGAAATAATCGTATTGGTATCAGTGTTTACCAGATTACCGCCTTGATATTCCGTGTTATTGCCCGTCGTAGTTACATTAGCCAAGCTTTCAGTAAAGCTGTTGCCGCCACCAAAGGTATCTGCCCATAAACCCATTAGATCTTATCCTTTTCTTCTTCACATCTGCGGATACGATCTCGCAAGTAGATGTAGTTTTTTACAGCCTCATCTATTGCCGTAGCATCGGCAGGAAGGCTCTCTAATTCATTGGCTAATTGGGCATTGAACCGGTCATCATACTGCTTGATTTGCGGGCAGTATATTTCGAGTTGGGTTCTATAAACCGTTTGAGCGCAGCCGGTCAGTGATAGACTTGCGATCAGTAAGATTGTCGCTTTCATTTTCAGACATCGCCTTATAAAAATCAGCCGCCTTTTGTTGCGCCTGTAGTTCATCCGTCAGAACTTTATTCTTCTCTTTTGCCCGTCCTTTAATCTGCCCAAAGACGTAAATAATGGGCAGAGCAAGGGCCAAGGTGGCTATGATGTAAGTCTTCACTTTGCCGAAGATACTAAACATCAACCCCGTCCTTTTGATCCTTCCACCGTGCGTATGCAGCCAGAGCGATACCGGCGATTGCACAGAGTAGGAAAACGGTCTTTAGGCTGTCAGCGTAGGCTACAAGCCCCTGTAGCTGTCCTGCAGTTTCGTTGAGTGCAGTAGCTGCACCAGCAATACCCACACCGGCCATCGTCTTAGATTTACCTAGAGGCTTCTTGTCTTGTGCTGCAGGCTTCTGTGCCATTGGTACATCAACGTCATCGCTAGGTAGCTGTGCGTCCAATGTGAACAACGCTGCTTCTGCCGCACGGCGGCGTGTGAGGCCTGTGAGAGGCTGAAGTTTGCCACCAACCCGTGCCTTGTTCCAGCGCATCAACTGTGCCGGTACTGCAGAATAATCTCCAGCATTTAATTTCTTCCTCAGAGTAGATCCTGAGAAGGCACCACTACCAAGGTTGAATACGAACGACACTAGAGCGTCGAACTGGTACTGCGTTAAAGGTACATCTACCAGACGCTTAACATCGGCCTCGTAGATCTTCATGTCTTGCCGCAAAAGGTCTTCTGCCTCTTGCTTTGTAAGACGCATATTCTTCTTAACACCTTTAGTGTGGCCGTAGCCGATGGAGAGAATATTAGCCGGACAACGATATGGGACTACCATACCGTCTGGTCCTACTTTGTGCAGACCCTCAAACTTCTTGATTAAGTTAAGGCCTTGGTCAGAGATTGATTTAGGATGCATTATGTTTACCTCACGTTGCCGTCGAGGCAAAAGGCTGAGACCCGGTCATAATGCCGGGGCTAGAAGCTCCGCCGTAACCCATCTGATCCATCTGGCCCATTAGCTGATCAATATTTATACGGCTACGGTCTGTAATTTGGCCCTGTGCGCTAAACGTGGCAATATTCAGATTGTTATTTGTATCAAATCCACGCTGCGTGACGCTACCATTTTCGTTATTAGATTGCGGGATCAAACGACCTTCGCCGTCAAAACTGTCTGCTAATTTTGCGTATTCCATTGTCAAAGCTGGGTCCATATTTTGGCCTTCAGCTAGGATCACTTCCCTAATAGTAGACAGCCTCTGAAGCATGTCCTGCTTGGTCTGTTGCTGTCCCGCTGTCTGCGCCTGAACCCCAGAACTAATTTGTTTAAAAGCAGCACCGAAGTTGGTGACCATGTTATCTTGATTCCGCATTGTTTGCTCGGTGTTACGAGCAATAGAATCGTTTTGCTGGGAGGTTGCATCGAAGTTACGATTTAGATCGTCACGAACCTGCCCGAAACCTCCGGTGACTTGATTTACAAGGTCAGCTCGTGCTTGGGTCGCAAGCGTAGTATCGTCGGTATACTCAGAGCGGAAGTCAGAAAAGTTATCCTGCAAGCCGCCTACTGAACTTTGAATATTAGCCTGACCATCGGCCAACCCACCGTAGTAAGTATTTGCTCGATCAGACATGCCCTCTAAATATTGTTGCAGGCTTGTTTGACCCCCAAGTACATTAGCAGAGAGGTCCGTAATGCTCTGGTTCTGTGTATCAAACTGTGTGTTTACATTATTGTTAACCGAAGCAAACCCCGTGTTCAGGTTGTCGTCTACCGCATCAAAACGGTTTGTCATATTACCAGACAGATCCGAAACGCTGTTCTGTATGTTTGTCTGGCCCTCTGAAACATCGTTAAAGGATTGGTTCATGTCGCTGAAGCCAGAGTTTACAGAACCTTGTACGCCGGACAAGTTGCTATTCACAGTAGCAAATCCAGTGTCAGTCACACCTTCGAGGCTACCAATGCGGTTTTCAATGCCAGAGGTGTCTACTGTTTGGTTGACCACCTGTGTCTGCGGTATAGAAGCGATCTGATTACTAAGGTTGCTCTGACCCGTGGAAAGGCTGTTTTGATTAGACAACATAGTATCCTGATTGCCCATCATCGTATCTTGATTGCCCGTCATCGTGGCTTGGTTGCCAGTGATTGTCTCACCCACAGCCGCAGTTTCTGCAAAACCGGCATTAGTGTTCTCGTTAACAGCGGTCACGCCGCCCTGAACACTTTCGTCCACTTGTGCCGCAGTAGCACCACCGCCACCGCCCTTATACGCAATCAGACCAGAAGCCCGTGGGTGTAGATACCGATAGGGCATAAAAGGGTTATACAGTTGCATCTAAATCTCCATGTCGAATACATAATATTGAGTTTTGTATTTGTTGCCTTGCCTAGAACTGAGCGTCTGAAGGCGTCTTAACCAGCCCTTGCGCCCCCATACCTGAAGATGCGAACAGCCGTTCTTTTTGGCAAAGTCCTCAAACAATCTGTGATCTGCTTCGACCTGCTTGAGTGAAACACCGTTAGTGGTGTTGGTGATAATCTGACACGTTTTTACGTTCTTCTGCGTCAAAAATCTAAGGGTTGTTGTGCAGACTATCTTGCTATCCGGGTCCAGCGTGATCCACACAAAGACTGTGCCATTGATGGCGTCCTTGAAGAGATCAAATACAGACATCTCATCGATCCCGTGGGACAGTGCTTTGTCTATGTCGCCTTGTATGGAAGGCCATACATGTAAAACTTCTGGGGGTGTTAGCAGGACAGTCCGAAACTCAGGGGTTTCTTCTGTCATCGGTGCCTAAACTGATTGGTAATACTATGTAAAAGTTTAGCACTTAGTTGGTGTATTAGCAAGCGTTAATTAAAGGCAGTTTATGGTTTAGTAGGCCAATCAGAATCTTCAAGGAACGGCCAGTTACTGTTACCAGAAAGGTCTCTAAGGTTTGTTCTGTAGGTAGACCATAAAGCTTTTAGATCGTCAGTTAACGGAGTGTCAGCCGCTTGCGTCCAATCACTTTCCATCAAGAGGGTGTTCCGCTTGCTTCGGGTTATGCTTGCTTCGATCTCAAAAACCTCTGGAAATTCAGGGGCAACCTCCACAGCTTCTTCATCTGGAGTCGTTGGGATAGAC